GTCACTCAGATGTGAATCGAAAATCTTCCCACGGGCCTTTACAGGCCAATGGGTTGGTTGATAGATTTATATCAGCGAGTAGGTTAGGTGGGACACACTATTCTCAGAATCCGTAGCTAAAGCTAGGACTGATAGGTGTTGTCGGGTTTTCAAGACTTGGTACTCCAAGTAAGACTTGATCAAAGTGTTCAGTTATTTCTGAACGATCAAGCCCTAGAGGAATAACTTCCTGAATCCCTGAATAGGCAGGTAAGTACAGTGGTTTAATTGCTGGATCTACATAATTTAAAGTAGTTATATATGTATCATTCATATAAACTCCAAATTGATAGATACAATAAGCAATTACCAAAGTACCTAGGATAGCCCCGGCTATGCTCAATGGCGACATTGACGAATCCGAAGATCCATCAACGGATAAAGAAGGTTTCGTGGAATCAGAAACATCTTCCCTATCTATTGAGTCTCATAAGTCGTTCATAACACAGTAAGTAATCATCAAGATGATTACTTCTATCACAAATTCTCCAAACTTGTTGAATCAGTACATGAATTTCCATGCTGAGCTCATTCAATGTTTAGGATCTTTGTAAAAGAATGCTAAGACCCAAGATAAAGGAACCTTGTTCCCTAAACTCTGATACCAAATTACGGACCTTGCGGCCCCCTTTTCTTTTACTTCTTTGAACAGGAGATCCATCTCCCTCAAATTCGGTAATTCAAAAGGTATCAACGCCAGTGATGGTGCTTGGTATATAGTCAAGGCTAGATTAGGTCTCTTCCTATGGATAGGAAGAGGTCTAGCTTTGCTAATGGTTAAAGCATTTATTTTGCTCCAGTGCTTGTACATACTTAAGAAAGAAGTAAATTTTACTTCCTCCGTTCTTAAATCTGTAGTAAGGTTTAGACTGACGTTAGTCAGTTTCGAATCCGAGTACACCATTAACTCTCAAAGCTGTTCACACAGTTTTTGATAAGGTGCACCACAAACTCCAAAGTACTGAGCTAATCAAGTACATTGGCCTCGATCGATTTGATTGGGTAAGAAGAATAAATCTCCTCTTGTCAATCCCTTTGACTGTTTTCCTGACAGTAAATCGAAGAGTGTTGGAAGAATCATCTCTACCTTGTTAATAACAGGGATATTGAGAATTTTAAGGCCCTTGATAGGGTCCTTCAAAAACTCCTGTCGATAGAGTGATTCCATCATTTGGACTCGACCAAAGTGGTGTTGTGTACCAGCGACCTTTCCATAATATAAATTAGGCTTGAAATCTAGTTTTCATCATAGAAGATGTGAGAACTTAGTGGGATCCCACTCGTATTTTAAAAAACGAGGGAGATATCAATAGAGGTATCTCATAGTTTCCTTTCAAGATCTAATCTTATAGATCGGTCTCCACCCTCATGTTGCCGCGAGGGTTTCTTTTAATGCCGGTTCACTCCACACTGTTTGCACATCTTTATCCAATATTCCGGGCTTGAAATCAGTTGTTACTTTGTTTTTCAAGTAACGAGATTCTCAAACTCCTCATAAGTATTGATGGACCTTTTTCCAGTCCATTTGCTTTTGAGAATTTATTGATTTGAGACTCATTCAAGAGGTAAACTTTAAGTTATCCTCAACTGAATCAAGCTTCTCCGGATTAAGGATATTACCAGGGTAAGACAAGAATACTAGGTACACACGGAGTCTTTGTCCAACTGATCATAGATCAGCAGACACTGAACCGCGTGCTCTAAATCCTAGTCCTCGTAATGCAAGATACGAATTTAATGAGTATGAATGTTTTCTCATAAATTCTGAAGCTACAGCAGTGGAAAGGGTTGTTACTAAGATGTCTCGCAATGAGACCATAGAACAATCAAGTCCTTTAACAAAGAACTTCTTAGCAAATTCTAGAACAAGCCTTTTGTGAGACTTGATAGATTTAGCTAATCCAATTCCAACGCCGAGTTCTCTCATCAATACGAGATACTTGGCCGCAACAGATTTCCCTGCTACAACCATGTCATCCCCTAGAACAGCATAGTCTTCATACCATTGTCAACGCGTTCCTTTATCCTGACAATCAAGATAATGCGCGAATTGGACTATAAAATGGTGAGTTATCGCGAGGAGAACTCATGAACTCAGGGCACCCATTGGTTGCCCCACTGAGTATCGGAGGTCCTTAAAAAGGCCGAATCCCATACTCAGACGATAATCTCTTTCTACAAGTAGCTTTCGCCAGTTATCTGCAAGTTGACTTCCTAACCTAGGTTGGAGAATCAATTCCTGCAGAGATACCGGTAGTCTATCTGTAGCCGCCGAAAGGTCGAAACTATATACACTAGGAATAGTTTCTCGGATAAATTCGAATTTGACAAATCGAATTCGACCTTCCTCCAATGCTAGTATCTTCTTATTAAGAGCTAGGATTGGTTTCACTTGGTCAAATGTACCATCTTGGGGAATACTCCTTAATATGGATTGCATAGCCTTGTGAAGCGGGTTCAAGAGTCATTGAGTCCATGGATCAACCATGGCAAATACTCTTATTTTACCTGCAGGTTCTGTCTTTGTACCTAGTTTACCTAGGACGTCCTTATCAATAGGACGCTTCACCTTAAGATTAACTGTTCTTATTACTCCTTTGTAACAGACCCAGTTACCCATCCAGTGAATCAAGACATCGAAGTCACCTTCGATTAAACCTGCTGTGTTACCCGTGCTACATGCTAAAACGAAGATCTCAGATTGCTCTGAAGGGGATCTTACGATACGCTTCTTTGGTACTTCCTTCCAGTTAGCGATTGCTTCGTCGTAGCTCATAATTTTTGGAAATTGATCTATAGGCAGGGCCCTTAGTTTCATGCGGATCGTCTGATCCACATTAACTCGAACCCCCTCCATAAGATCAATAGCCAATATACGGCGTGTACGAAGGAGAACCTCATTATAAGGGATCCTTCGCACTTTTTCTAACACAGTTGCAAATTCAAACTTACCAGCAAGTAATGCATACTGATAGAGGTTAGAACGGATAGTTTGATGCTTATCGAGCCATCAAACTGAGGCACTTCTTCATACTGAAGCTCACGAAGAGCTAATGTATGATAGGTTACTCTCTTCGTCCGAAATCGGTCCCGTCTGGGGGCCCGATTTTGCAATAGGGAAAAATTTTATAGGATCATTCAAGATCCTCAAGAATGTTGCTTCCTTAGCAAAATTCTTGAATATCCCACCCCAGAAAATTGGAATAAATTGGCCTACTTGTGCCAGACGTTTAAGTCCGAGCCAAGATGTTGGGCCATCGGTGATAGTATTAGTTTTAAGAGTCCCAGGGAACTCTATAACACGGTACACTCCAAAAAGTGTGTTCCAGAACCGTATCACTGTCCTATCTCC